GGCAAGTCGCTGAAGATCCAGTTTCAGTTGATCCTCACGCGCGACGAGCTGACTCCAGACCTCCCGCATGATCGGCTCCGCCTGCTTGAAGGGAAGCTGACCGATGAGATCTAGAATCACCCCGACCGTCTGGGGCTGGAGGACGAGCTGAACAGGGCCATTGAGAGTCAAGGGGCGATCGTACATTGTCATTCTCCTTTGAAGGTTATCTATCAATTACAGGTACTTAGTCTTGGAACACGGGGATCCAGCCGCGCACGCCGTCGCCGCGAGCTCTACCAACCACACGAGTGCGTGAACGACGAAGATTGCGCGCATGTTAGTTACCGAAGACAGGCACCCAGCCCGTGACGCCGCCACCCGTGGACACTCTCAGCCACGCGATGACGCCCGCGTTGGCACCTGGCTTGTTCGCGCTGAGAGTCGGCGTAGAAGCGCCAGTCGTGTGCAGGTTCGACGCCCAGCGGAAGGCGAACGAGTTCGCCGCGTTGCCGTCCATCTGAATGCAAGCATCGGTCGCGGCGGCGCTTCCGCCGAGGACCGCGATGCCGCCGAGATTGCTGCCCGTGAAGTTCGCGGCTAACGCGCCCGTGCCGGCCGTGACGTTCAGGGCGAGCGCGGCGTTGTTGCCGGTAACGCTCATCGCGACGCCACTGGTCGGGGCGTTGATCGCGACAGCGCCGGTTCCCGCTGCGGCACTCAGCGCGGTCTGCTGCGCGCCCGCCGCCGTCGTGTACGTCAGCGCGACGCCGCCGTTGTTGTACCCGCGGGGTCCGACGCGCAGGACGTTTCCCGGACCGCCTGTGTAATAAAGATCTCCGAAGCCACCAACAACAGCATCGTAGAATAGCGTGCCGTTGGTTCCCTGCAGAGCCGCAGCGACGCCGCCGCCACCGTTCACGGTGAGCGCTGTACCGCTCGCGGGCGTGTTGATCGTGATCGCACGGCTCGAATTGATAGACAGCACGACGGCTGCCACTCCGTCGTTTCGCGCCAGTTCAAAAACACCGCCCGCGTCGACCGTTCGTAGCTCGTAGTTGAAATTCGTCGACGCCAGCCTCAGGCCCGGCCCAGCCCCGAAGAAGAGCTGCTGAGTTACCGGTCCGGCACCGTTTACGTCCAGCGCTGTACCGCTCGCGGGCGCGTTGATGGTCCAGTTGCGCGCTGCACCGATGCTGCCCGCCACAATCCCGTCGGGTGCGAATTCGATACCGCGTACGCCGGAATTCGTGCCGATGCGAAACGCCGTCCCCGTGTCCGACAGGAATCCGCCGCGGTCAAGGTCGCCGGAATTCTGGATTTCGAAGCGCAGCCCGGCCGCGCCGCGAACAATCTGCGTGCCGGTGAACGTGTTGGCCGAGCCGCGCAGCGCCACGTTCGCCGACAGCCGCGCGTCGGCCACGGTGCCGGTCGCGAGGTTTGTGGCGTTAAGGTTCGTGAGATTTGCGCCACTGATCGCGGGAAGCGTCGCAGGAAAGCGCGCGTCCGCGACCGTGCCCGACGCGAGGTTGCTCGCGTTGAGGTTGGTCAGGCCGGACCCGTTACCGACGTGAGTACCGGTGATGCCATTGGAGTCGAACGTAGCCCGAAGGACACTACCGGTGGAGATGCCGATCTGCCCTGCACCGATGCGGTAAATGCCCATGTTGAGTTCGTTACCGAACGTCAACCCCGGAGCAGACACAATGCCATCGACGATACGCAGAACGCCGGTCATACCGCCGTCGCCGTTGCGGGCGAGAGAACCCGTCAAGGCAGACGCGATGTCCGCCATCGTGTTGTTCGCCCACGCCGACGTGATGACCGTACCGGCGACAACCGGATTGCCCGGAGTGTAGAGGGTATAAGTACCGTTTGAATCACGAGGCATTTTACTCTCCCACCGAGCCGGAAACAGCGCTCTGACGAAGGAGGTATCCCGCCGCCGGGGCGAGGTCAGGATACTTCGCCAGATACTCCTTCAGAGCCTTCTGCATACGAGTGTCCCCCATCAACGCTCGCTGAGCGCTTCTGGAGGAGAGGAAGGGACCGGCCGCACCCATCGCCGTCGCAGCGAGGGGATTGCCGAAAGCAACGCCGCCGATGGGGGCAGTCATCGCCGCGACACCCTGCCACGTCGGCTGAATTTTGGCATTGTCGAAGACATGTCGGCCAGCCACCGCGAGATCACGCATCTGGGAATCACGATTCTCCATAGCGTCCGCGAGCTGACCGAACCGGAAGTTTCCCTTCTCCTTATTCGCCGCCCGCACCGCCTCATCGTACCCCGCAAACACCTGATACCGACCGGGCAGCTGATCCCAGACCTGCTGATCCGCCGGGTTGATGCCGTCGCGGATTACGTCATCGATCGCCTTGCTGCCCGCCTTCATCGCACCTTGCGTGCGCTCAGACTCAGGCCGCATGCGCTCACGCACGCGCGCACGCGCTGACATCAGGTTCTTGCCGCCGATGACATTCGCGCCCATCTTAGTCAACGCCGGGTCGGCCATCATCTCAGCTACAGACTCTTCGATGATGGTGGCCGCGCGCTGGCGAGCGACCTCAGGGGTCACGTTGCCCGCCGCGACCATCACGGGGTCGATAGACGAGTCGATGCGGCTGAGAATGCGCTGCCGCATATCCGAGGGAATCTGGAAGGCGTACTTGTTGACAGTCTCGTCGTAGACGTCGTCGTACATCGTACGCAGAGCGTCACGGATCTGCTCCGGACCCTCCGTGCCGCCCATAGCGAGAGTCTTGCCCGGAGGCACGGCCCGCTGAGCAAACATCTTACGAGTCTTGTCCGCCGCCTCATCTGCCTGCCCACGAAGACGCCCACCCACGCCGGGGAGAATGGGTAGCCCGCCCTGATACACGGTCTTGAAGTACCGGCTGGTCATGTCGGCATCGCTCGCGGCGTTCGCCAGCGGCAACTCCAGATCCACACCCTGACGGCGGGCCTCAGCGAGCAGCAGCTCGGCGTCGTCGCTCTTGTTGACGAGACCTCGCGCAGCACGGCCGGAAGACCGGCCGAAAGCCCCGAGGCCCGCGCTGAGGAGTCCGCCCTGCATCGCGCCGGTCGCCTGCTCGTCGGGAGCCGCTTCGGCCGCACCCTGCACCGCACCCTGCCCGAACATGGCCGCCAAAGCCATTGGGAGCCGCATAGCGGCTGTGGGAACACCGCCTAGGGGTGCGGTAGCGGCCAAACTTCCGCCAATTTTACCCAACTCACGGGCCGTGGACTTCGGGCGCGCAGCCTCCTCGGCATCCATCATCTTCAGCGTATCGTCTCCAAAGCTGCCCGGGGCGAGGCGATCCAACTGCATCAGGTTACCGAGACCCGCGCTCGTGCGTAGGATCTGACGCCCCGCACCGCTGAAGAACTCGGAGATGGGGTTGCCAGCCTTTTCCTCAGAAGCGCCTAGCTCGCTCCGCATCTGCTGGAGCTCACGGAGCCGCTGAAGCTTCTGGAGACGCTCTTCGGGGGTCATTCGAATCCAAGCTCCTGCTTGAGAGCCTGCATCTCTGCATCAATTTCAGCCAGCGAGGGACCGCCCGCACGCGACCGCGACGAGCGCATCTCGAACTTGGGAGCCGCACCACCCGTCGGGCCGGGGCTACCCGGCATCTCGCCCGGAAGCTGGACCTGCTCGAAGATGCCCTCAACCTCCTCTGGACGGTAGCCCGCACGGATGAGGTTGTTACGGATCTGCTGCACCTTACGATTATGGATGCTGGTGATCAGCGCCATGTTCGTACGGATCTGATCCGCGGTCATGTCCGGGTTGAAGGTCGCAGCTTCCCACGACTTCTTCTCGTTCGTGGTCAGCGTGGCACCGAAGAGCTTGTAACGCTCAGGGAGGTTGTACAGAAGCTGAGCCTGCGACCACCACCGCTGAGCCTCCTCCTGATCCTTGGACGCCAGCTGAGGCACCGTGGAGGAGAGGAAATTACCGACGCGGCGGCTGAACGGCAGAGCGCCTACCGCGTACTCGTCGCGGAAGGAATCCGAGAGATCCTGCAGACCCATGAAATCCGCAGCCGCGCCCTCTGCCCGCTTCAGGGTGGAGTCGGTCATCTTGCGGAACTGCGGATCGCCAGCGCCCGAAGCGCGCATCATCGCAGCGTCAGCCATTCGCTGCCGCGAGAGGTAGTCCAGATTGTTGTTACGGATCGTCTCGTTGAGGTTGCGATCCATGTAATCCATCTGGTGCTGCTGGTAGGTCCGGACGTCAGCCTGCCGCGCCTCGTCCTGACGCCGCTGACCGATCTCGGAGGCCGAGTCGTCCGCAGTCTTGATCATGCCCTGCCCGATGGGGGCCAGCACACGATCGCCCGAGAGAGCTCCGGCCACACCCTGATTACGACGCTGACGCAGAAGCTCAGCAGTCTTACGGATCCGCTCAGGATCCGTGGGTGCGGGGCTCAGCAGTGACTCGTAGAGGTCTTCCATTAGCCACCCCAGAACGGATTAGGCGCTCCGAAGTATCTCATCGGGTCGGTCTTCTGCGGCTTGCGCGGGGCCACAGGCTCGGCCGGGATCCGCGGGGCCATCACACCGGAAAGATCCGGCGGAGCCACCTGCGGGACGTCGATCTGGGTGTTCGACACCGTGCCGTCGTTACCCATGAGGGTGTTACCATACATCGCCCGGACCTTCTGGCGCTTGTCTCGGATCTCACCCATGCGCCGATCACCCATGTCGATCTCGCCCTGAGCCCGACGCTGGCGGAGCATGTGCGCGATGTGCTCGAGGGGATGAGCAGCCGTGTAGACGCCGCCGTAAGAGCGCCCTTCCGGACCCTTACCCTCGCGGATAGCTCGCGCCGCAGCCATCTGAGTCTGGAGTGCAGCCTCCTCTTCGGAGAGGACACCGAGCTCAACGAGCTGTGCGATCTGCTCTGAGTTGAATGACATATTAGCTCATCCCCGGAATCTTGATGGGGGAAATCATGCCCATTGCACCACTCAGGAGACCCTGCGTCGCCTGATTCCGTGCGTTGAAACGATCCAGATTCGCCTGACCCGTCATCTGCGCCGCGCCGAGGTAGTTGGTCGCCTGCGAGGCAGCGGCGGGGTTGAACGACGGCATCGTCGGCATCTGGACCTGCTGCCCCGACATGATAGCGTTGATCTCATTGAGCGTGAAGCCACGCTGCTGGAGAGTCTCCGCGATCTGCTGCTGGCGAAGCTGGTTCTGGTACTGTGAAGATCCCATTTGCTGCTGGAACTGCTGATCGTTCTGGGCCGCATCGAACTGTGCGCCCTGCATTCCCTGACTGAACTGATTCAAATTTTCGGCAGAATCAAAGGCAGCTCGCGCCATATCCTGTCCGAACATCTGCTGGTTCTGGCCAAGATTGAAAGCGTTGAGATTCATCCGCTGACCGAACGCGCGGTCAGCCGCATCGTTCACGAACTGACCCTGTGCAGAGCGCTCTCCAAACATCTGGCCCCGCGCCGTCGAATCTATACCGAACATCCGGGAGGCTTCCTGCCCGGACAGCCGCGTAGCGTCAAACATCGCTTGCCGACGCTGGTCACCCTGAGACTCGCGCAACTTGCGGAGCTCTTCGTCAAAGGCTTCATCACCGACGTTGAAGCCCTGATTCAAAAGCCGCGTGCGAAGCGCATCTTCATCTCTAGAGAACTGGCGATCAGCGCGGCTAGCGAATTGATCATACAGCGCATCACCAGCCTGATCAAAATATCGCTGAGCCGGATTGATGTCGACGAGCCCGTCAGTACTCAAATTTCTTTGAATCTGTTCAGGATTTCCGGCATCAATGCGGCTCTGTGCTTGCGGTGTAGATACTCGGGCCTGAACCGAGGGTGTAGTCACCCGCTGCTGCGCCTGAACTCCCTGCCCCATCGGGGTGAAGCGGTTAAAATCGACCGCCTGCCCGAACTCTTGCTCTAGACGGCCAGACAAATTCTGAGCAAGGTTATTACGGGTCTGCTGAACAGCGAGCTCAGAATCCAGCGCGCTCTGGAGGCGCGGATCGACGTTCGTGTTCTGGGTCCACTTCGTGACCAACTGGCCCGAAGCAGGGTCCGTCACCGCCTCCGTCTGCCACGTCTGGGAGCCCCACGGAGTTACCTGCTCGGGCCGATTAGCCCAAGTCTGCTGATTGGTAACTTCGCGAGAACTCGCGGCCTGCTGCTGAGCAGCGCCGACGTAATCAGGTGCAGCGGGAGCTCGTTTGCTCATGGATGGGCCTCAGCCAAACACAGGATTCTTTCCTGAGTTCGGAAATGACCATGTCACTTCCGATGGCCCATCCGTCGGGAATTCGAGCTATCTCTCGAAACCCTAAGAAGCGTTGAAGCTTCAACGATTGCGTATTGTACGCGGGAGTATAGGCGATTACAAGCCCCCGTCCGGCTTGCTCAAATGGGTATCTAAAGATCTCTCGTAAAAAGATTCGGCCGACGAGGGCTCTAGCGTCACCGATGTAGATGTGAGCGTGGACTGCATTGAGCGTCCAGTAGTCATATCCGACCATAGCAAGGACGCGGCCCTCTTCAACAAATTTGATACCGCGGAAATCTTCCCCGCCCATGTATCCGACAGCTTCATAGAAGAATTCCTTATCTTCAGAAGTGGATGCGGGAACAATTTTAGAGGAAATTTCCTGAATCTGCGAAGATGTCAAGCCGGACGATGACGGTGGGAGCGCGCGAGCGTCCTTTGACGGCGTTGGCGACTGCGCGACCGATGCCGGATCCACCGTAGGGGGTGTCGTAGAGAAGCAGGTCTCCGCCCCAGATAGCTGCGTCCCACACTGCTGTATCCCAGAGGGCTGCGCCGGTGACGCCAGAGGGTGGGAGTGCATCGAGAATCTCCGTCAAATCGTAGTCATAACGACTACGGATCATGAACGCCGGAGCAGCGTTCGCGAGGAACACCGGGCGGACAGTATGGATCCTGTGATAGACTCCCGGCTGACCGAGGTCGTTGTACGCAGAGAGTCCTGCCCAGTCGATGTCGATGAAGTTGGTGGGATTCGAAAGCAAGCGGTTGTCTACCGAACCCGTGTGAAGGACTACGCGTCCGTCATTCGTGCCCACGTAGAATTTTCCATTCCACGTGTCGCCCGTCTGCATGGGGAAAGCTCGGTACAGGGACCATGCCTTCGTATTGAGCTCCTGCACTAGCTGAATGAACGGTGTCGAAGCGGTCTTCGGTACACTGATCATCAGTAGATTTTGCGAGGGTACGAACTTCACCTCCCAGCCGTAGTTGGTGAGGTAATCGTCCATGTAGGTCTTGACCAGCGGGGCAACCCGATTGGTCACGAAGATATTCTCCTCCATGATGGTCTGGCCGCTGAGCAGCCGCGTGATGGGGAGGAGTCCATACGCCGAGAGGAGGTAGAGTTCGCCGCCGAAGTTGCCCGCGCAACGACGACCGCGAGGCACCGGGCCGATAAACCACTTGCCCCGAAGAGACCAAGTGCTGGCCGAAGCGGGATCGTCGCCCTTATAGACGATCACATCACCTGCGGACGAGACGGCCACGAGGTAGTCATCGACACCCTCACCACCGTCCACTGTCCAGCTAAAGAGGCCGACAAGTGTACCGCCTCGGGTGAACTTGTTACCGAAGTCGAAGCGAGTGGCAGCGCCGATGATAGCATCCGCGGCGAGATACCACGCGCGTGAGCTGCCCTTCTCAGTGAACCAGAGACGGGACTTGTGGAGACAGACGTGGGCGAACAGCGCGGGGTCAACTCCAGTGACTTCGAGTGCGGTCGTCTTGACCCACGTATCACTCGCTTCCTGATAGCGATAGTAGCCGTTCTGCTCGTCACACAGGGCAAGGAATCGTCCGGCCGCGGTCGTCACAGACTGCCAAGAGCAATAGCCCGAGTCGACGGAAGCTACAGGCCACGTTACCTCAGTCCCAGGAGCCGACGTACTGGAGGTGACGTCGTAGATACGATCGTTGGCACAGGCGAACAGGCGATCAGCCGCCGAGGACGCGCCGTTGTAGGGGACGATCGTACGGACCTCAGTGCCGCAGCCGGTCGCCCACTCCTGATAGCCATCACGAACACGAGTACCGAAGCGCGTCGGCACCATGTTGAATAGATAAACGGCATCCTGCGGGTCCATCAACGCCAGATTGTCTACGGCGTTGATGCCCCGAGTACAGAAGCCGATAGAAGTCGGCTTGGAGGCCTGCGTGGCGACCCCGTCGTTACCGAATCCCTGCTGCCTCATGGCTGCCCGAACCCGGTCTCAGGAACATTGCGCCACGAGAGATAGGGATAAACTCGTCCCCGGGCCATAGAAAGTACGGGCGCCGACTTATCCTTCCCACAGTAGGTCTCCCAGACCTGATTGAACTGCTGCGCCGCAGCGCGCGAGTCAAAGCCCTTGGCCTCCAGAAAGCGCAGTTT